CACCACCCCACCCCCCCCCTACGCACACATATAGATATAGAATATAGAATATAGATATAGGTATAGGGGTGGTAGGGGGGTGGGGGGTGGGGTGGTGGTACCCCCCCTCCATTGAAGCTCTGAGGCAAAAAACCCGTAACCCGTAAAGGTTCCGGGCGAACCTCGGTTACCCCGTTTCAAACCCGTACCAAACCCGTAAGGCGCGCGAGGCTTCCCCGCCGGGTTAGGGGACTGGAATGACCACCACTCTCAGCATTGACGCAGGACTACACGGCTTAGGATGCGGACTATTCGACGGTTTGGAACTTATAGCCGCTTGGTACGCTTCCCCGGGCGGTTATGGGCGCGGACCGGCTCGGTGGCGCGCAGTTATAGCGGCGGGACTCGCTCCGCTGGAAACTATGGCCATAAGTCCCGACACGGTAGCCATAGAGACCATGCAAATCTATAATCGAGCATCATCGCGAGGTGATCCAGCCGATATTCTGGAGGTGCAGGGCGTCTGTGGCGCTATATCTGGATGGGGTCCGTTCGCTGGGTCCACGCTGGTCGGGTACGCTCCGCGTGCGTGGAAAGGCGCGGTCCCCCAGGCCGTCTACGCCGCCAGAGTGGACGCCTACCTCGCGAGGCGCGGGTGGAGCTCGCGGGTGTCACCGCACCCAGCTGCGCGGCACCACGACGTCTGCCACGGCATCGGGGTGGGCCTCCATCACCTCGGACTTGTCGTCGCAGGAAAAAGCTGCTACCCTGCTCCCGGCCTGTCGTTGTAGCGCCTCCCCTTTGAGCGTGCTCGCCACTTGAACGTACCCCGCACACAACTGACCACCCTCCAGCTCGCGTGCATCCAGCACCTCGTAGCGGATGGGTGGTCCGTTCAACGCTGCCTCGATCACTACCACATCCCAAAGGCAACGTGGTACAACCAGTGGCGCAACGACGGGCGGTTTCTGCCTGCGATAGATGAGGCCAAGCGGGTGCAGCGCGAGGGCGTGTGGGCGAGCATCGCGGCCTCGGGTGTGCGCGCGGCTCAGGTGCTCGACGACATAATGATGGACCCGATGTCCAAAGAGTCGGTGCGGGTGCAAGCGGCCACCACGCTGCTGGACCGTGCCAACTACCTCAAAGCGGAAGCCGCCGCAGCAGAGGTCGTTCCGTACGCCACGCGCGACGAAATGGTGGCGGCGTTGGCCTCCATCCCCGTCGATGTGCTCGAGGCCGCACTGGCCGCGCGGGTCAAGCCATGATGCTTCGGGTACTGGCTACCTTGCGAGACCGCCAGCTCATGCTGTTCCAAGCCTCGCCGGCGCTGGTGGGGTTCATGCGTTCGACGGCACGGCGCATACTGGTCCGCGCTGCCAACCGCGTCGGCAAGACGAAGCACGCCGCCGCCAAGCTCGCCTCGCTCATGCTCGAGCGCGCCGGTGGTCGGTACCGCGCGGTCGCTGTTAACTACCAGCAGTCCATCGCGGTGGTCGGGCAGTACCTCGCGAACTTTCTGCCTGCGGACCAGCTGGCGTCCAACTGCCGGTTCAGTTTGGAAAACGGATGGACACACCAGCTCATCGTGCTCCGCAACGGCACAACGTGTGAGATTCGAAGCTGCGAGCAGGCGGCTATCTCACACGCGGGCAGCGACCTCGACGGCGTGTGGCTCGATGAGGTTCCGCCCAGTTTCATATTGCAGGAAAACTTGTACCGCGTGAAAGCCCGCGACGGTTGGGTGTGGATAACTGCCACCCCCATCGGTCGCCCAGTCGAGTACCTCCGCAAAGTGCTTGCCGACGAAGACACCACCTGGGTGGAGCACGTCGCGCCCCTGTCGGCATCCAACTGCCCTTGGTACTCGGAGGCACAGGTCGAGGCGTGGGTCGCAGAGGCGCGGCTGTTCCCCGACAGCTACGAGCAGCGGATCAACGGCGCGTGGGAAGGAACGACCAGCGAGCGGACGTTTAGCGGGTTCGACTCGACGTGCTTGATCAACGCGGAGCACCCGCTGCCCAAGGCTTGCCGCATCGGGGTGGGCCTCGACCACGGCGAGCACGCTGGGTCACAGGTCGCCGTGTTGATCGCATGGAACAGCGACGGCGTGTGGGCGCTCGATGAGGAAGTCAGCACCAAAGCGACGACGCCCGCCGACGACGCAAAGGCCGTGCGGCGGATGCTCATGCGAAACGGCATGGACATCCACCAAGTCGATGTGTGGGTCGGCGACATCAACAGCGCCGGCAAAGCGCAGGCGGGTTTTCGCGTCAACGACGTGCTCGCCTACGAGCTCGCAAAGGACGCTGGACACCATCGGCAAGGGTTCACTATCGGCACACCGGTCAAAGGCAAGGGCAGCGTTGACTACGGTGAAAAGCTGCTCAACTCCGCGTTCCTGCTGCATAAGTTATGGGTCGCCCCTCGATGTGTCGCACTTATCAAAGGGCTCAAGCACTCCAAGGGCATCAAAGCGGATGAAAGCCTCAAACACGCCCTCGACGCACTCCGATACATCGCCTATGCCCCCCTCTCTGCCATGACCGGTCAGCGGCACGCCGCAACCCGCTACCAACTGTCACTTTAGGAGCTACCATGCTGCAACCTGAGAACCCCAACGACCAAGCCCGCTGGACGATGACCCGCCTACGCCGCAACATGTTGCAGGGAACGTGGGAGCAAGAGATCCAAGAGCGGATGCGGGAGCAGATGGGCCTCACCAACGTGGGCAACCTCGGTCGCCCGTCCACCTCGGTCAACTTGCTCGAGAACACCACCGACCAGACGGCGATCATCTACGACGCCGCGCCCACCGTAACCAACCCGGCCTTCGACCCTGAGCAGGCTAAGGCGTGGAGCGACACCGTCAACGGTGCCCACCTTTGGGGCATCATGCAGGACGTGTGCAGTAAGACGGTCGGCCTGCGTGAGTGCTTCTTGTGGGTGGTCCCGACCGCCTCGGGTATGCAGCTGGAGATCGTAACGCCCGATGAGATCGTGGTGCTCAAGACCACCGGGGACGCCTCGACCCCGACCGCGCTGAAGCGGGCGGTGACGTTTGCCGTCACCAGCGCGCTCACCGGCAAAGTGGAGCACATCGATACATGGGAGTGTTGGGATGTGTCGGATCCGACCGCGCCGACACACACCGTGTTGGACGGCGAGGGCAACGACATCACCGCCGACGTCTACCCCGACGACCAGGGCACTTACCTTTACGTCGATGAGCAGGGGCCGTACCTGCCCTGCGTGCTGTATCGGGCGCGATACACCGGCGATACATTCGACCCGTACTGGGGCTCGGGACTGGTACACGGCACGCTGGACATCGGCATTGCGTGGACCGTGTGGTCCGTCTGCCTCAGAAACAACAGCTGGCCGCAGTGGTACCTCGTTGACGGTGTGGTACCCGGCCAAAGCATCGGCGACACACCCAACATGCTCGACGGGGTGGCAGCGCCTCCCGGCACTATCGAGCTCGCGCCCAACTCCATCATCCGGTTTAAAAGCGAGGGTGGGCCGGGTAGCGCGAAGGTGGGGCAGCTCACGCCGTGTGACGCGAAGCTCATGGCCGAAGCGATTATGATAAAACAGAACACGATCCTCAACAACGTCGGCATCCACCCCGACGACTTGAGCAACGCAGGCCAGCCGATGAGCGGCGTGGCCATCCAGCTCAAGAAGTCGTCAAGCCGCAAGATCGCAACGGCGATGGTTCCTATGTTCCGCGACGCCGACTCCAAACTGTACAACGTCATGGCGCGCGTCCACAACGTGTTCTACGCCGACAGCGAGCAGGGCATCCCGATGTTGCCCACGGAGGGTTGGCAGATCCAGTACAACCTGCCCGAAATGTCCACCGATGAGTTTCTCGCGGACCTCGCCAAAGACGAAACGCTCATCGAGCTTGGCCTGCTGTCCAAAGTAGACGTCGCGATGAAGTTCTACTCCCTGACCGACCCAGCCGCCGCCATCCGCAAGCTGCAAGAAGTCGCGCAGTACAACCTCATGTTCCCGTTCGTTCCTCCGTCCACCAAACCAAAGTTCTAAGGAGTCTCTATGGCAACCGAAACCACCGAAGCCGAAGCCCGCATCCAGCAACTGATCACCGAACGCAACGCCGCGCGCTCGGACCTCCAAGAGGCGCGAGCGGAGATCGCAACGCTCACCGAAGCAGGCACCGCCACCAAAGGCGCGACGGAGTCTGCTGTCGCAGCTGCGCGCGCTGAAATGCAGGCGCGCATCACGGAGCTGGAGTCGTCGCTCCGTCGCACCACCAACCGCTCCCTGCTGCTCGCGGACAAGATCCCCGAAGACGGCATGGACGATCTTTTGGAGTACCTGGACTACCAGTACAGCAAGCTCGAGGCCGGTGCTGACGGCACAGCCAAACCAGAGTTTGCGGACTGGTACAAGGGCGCGAGGCGCGACAACAAGGTGTTGCGGGCAGCGATGAAGCCCTCGGTGGCGGCAAAGGCGGCAGAGGTTGAAGGCGAGACCGTCGAGACCGTCGAGGCCGCGCCGGTCAAAGCGGCACCCGCAGCTCGTACCGCCATCCCTGCCAAACCCAACGTGGTGCCGGTTCGACCCGGGGACACGGGCAAAGAGATCGATATCTCAAAGCTTAAACATGGCACCGCAGAGTTCGCCGCAGCTAAGGCTCGGTTGAAGCAGTTAGCGTTTCCGTCCGTGCGGCAGTAAAAAGTAACTTATAACTTATAGCGTATGCGGCTTGCCAACCGGGACCATAGCCGGTACCGTAGAGGCAACGCCCGCCCCACGTCAAGGGGCTCCGATGATCGGTCGCCCACGTTACGGGTCGGAGTTCCCCCCCTCAACCCTTGATTTTAGAGTGTGACTCATGGCCGCAGATACCAATGCCTCCCTCGCCGGCGACCTCGGCATTACCGCATATTTGAACCTCCAGTTTTTCGACCTGCTTCACGAAACGCGCGACTTGAAGGAAGTTTGCACCTACGTTCCGTTTACAGCGGGAGCAGGGAGTGCAACCCAGAAGCTGCGTTTTCTCCAGCCCGTCGATCCGATGACCCAGCCCGGTGAAATCACCGCGCCCGCGATCACCAACTGGACCACCGCGAACAAGACGATCACCGTCGCCAAGTCGAACCTTTACCGCAGCGGCTCCGACCTCGCGTACATCACCGGCGTTATCCAAGCGGACAACCTGGTTATGTCGTTCCTCAAGTCCGTCGTGTACCACCGCTCCAGCCTCATCGCGGCGTTGGGCTCCGGTTTCACCGCGAACACCGCAGTCGGCTCCACCGGCGTGGCGCTTACCGTGGATACAGCCTATGCAGGCCTGTTCAGTCTCAGGAAGGCCTTAGTTGAAGGTCAGATCGACCTCGTTACGCACGCGACCGGAATCACCCAGTTCATGGCCTCGCTCCGTGGCGAGACCGCTACCCCGCTGCAAATCGCCCCTGAGACTCAGGGCGCGCTTTCCAACGACGGCAGCGGCAACATCCAGTTCAGCTGGATGGGCATCAACTTCCGCAGCCACGCCTCGGTGCCCAAGATCAACGCCAACGCGGACTACAGCGGCTTTATGTCCAGCCCCCGCGCCATTGCGTTCACCGAAGCACCGGTTGCGAACTTCCTCAGCCGTCAGTCGTTCAACCCGCAGACCGTGGCCGGTGAGACCGCCATCATCTGTCAGGATCTCAGCACCGAATCTATCGGCGCTCGCTCCTACATCTGCCACTACTACCCCGGTGTGGCTGAAATGGAAGACGCGCGCGGCGTCCAGGTTGTGTCGGCGGTCTGATAGGTAGATAGTCGAGGGGGTCCGACACCCGGACCCCCCGTACCCTTTTTAGGAGTCTCTCTCATGGATCTCACTGCCAAGCAGTTTTCGCCGCAAGCGTTCAGCGAGGTCTCAGAGACCCGCGACCGCCTCCCCGTGCAAATGATCAACAACAAGCACGAGTTGTTCCACAAGCCCTTCGATTGGGAGCTTAAAAACGGCGCTTGGCTGCCGGTGTTGTCGGTGATGCCTTTCATGGCAAGCCTGAACAACTACGATATGGATGGCGTGAAGGACTGCGAAAACGTCCGCCAAATCTTTAGGAACAAGGGCTGCGCTTGCATTCCCAACGGCGACCAGCGCCTCGGCAAATATGCCAACTACATGGCGACCGTCGATGCGTACAACCCCGCCATGAACAGCGTCGGGAAGTACTGGATCACGATTTTCGATAGCCCCATCATGGTTGGTAATCGGGTCAAGTGGGCCCGCGACGAAAAGGGCTACGACGCCTTCCGGCAGCTGCTGGTGGACGTCGGCATTGTGACCCTCAACGCGACCATCGCGGGCATGGTCATTGATCGCAAAGTCGAGTCCCTGACCTCGATGCATCAGATCCCCGTGACCTCGAAGTCCAAGCAGCTCGCGGTCGAAACCCTCGAGCGCGACATCGCGGCAATGCGCGCCTCGCTGCTGGGCCTCGACCAGCCCGTCCCCGCCGCGCAACCCAAGCGCCGGCGCTTCACTTCTACACCTGCAACTGAGGATGAATCCTAATGCCCTACGCACCCGAAGCCCTCGAGGCTACCCGCTCCGCGTTGCAGGCCGCGCTCGCCGCTTGCGAGGCCTACGACCCTGCCGACTCCGCACCGCTCGATGAGGCGCTTGTGGCGCTCGAGCAGGCGGTCGCCGGAATGAAGGGCGATACCGAAGAAGAGGACATGGACATGTCCAAAATGGACCTTGCCGCCAAGTCGCCCGAAGACAAGGCGACGCTAAAAGCCAAGCTCGCTAAGGCGGCGTTCGGTGGCTAGCGATCCCAACGCCCCCAGCAAGGTCGTTGGCTTCGGCTACGGCGAGCAACCCAACAGCCGCAGGGCAATGGGAGAGGTCACCAAAGCGATGATCCAAGGCGGTGTCAAGCCCGCCGATGCAGAACGCAAGGCACGCCAACTTGCGGTAGACTGGGACCGGAAAAACCGGTAGCCCGGAAGAGACTTTCAACCCCCCGTTTTAGGAGATACCATGCCCGCATCCATCAAGAGCACTACCCCGTTTCAGTTCTATCGCCGCTTGGCTTATGCGGGCGATGGTGTTGCTGAGCAGACGATCACTGCCGCGTTGACGATCACTCCGTTTTACGAAGAGATCATCGCGCTCAACCCTTCGACGGGTACCCGCGTTGTGACCCTGCCGACTGCGGCAGCAGGCGCTCGCAAGGGCATGTGGCACCGCATCGTTAACAGCGGAACAACCTACAACTTGACCATCAACAAGCCCGCTGCGACCACGCTCTGCACGCTTGCGCCTGGGCAGTTCTGCGATGTCGTGTTTGGCACCGTTTGGACGCTGGTGGGGGCTTCCCCGACCTCGACGAAATCCTCGGAGCAGACCGGCACCGGCGCACCTCAGGTAGTCGCGCACGGCCTGAATGTAGTGCCGTCGCTCTACTACGCAGTGCCCAGCAACCTGACCGGCGGTGCCTACGTCGTATCTGCGGAAAGTGCCGATAATAACAACGTTACCTTGACGGTCACGTTGGGCGAGAAGTTCCGCGTCATCGCGTTCGCCAAATGAACCCCATCGCACCCAAACGCAAGGTCGACGTGCTCCACCTCGTTGCCGTGATCGCCGGCGCTATCGCGGGCATCGCTGGTGGGCAGCAGCTCGCGAGCCGCCCAGCGCCGTGCCCGGCGTGCCTCGAGTGCGCGCCCTGTCCCGAAGTGGTGGTCGCCACTCCCGCCGACTGCGAGCCCCCAGCAGCAGCAGCTCCGGCAGTGGTGCCCTAAGTGCCCACCTACTCCGTAGATTCGCAGCTGCCGTCGTTCTACGAGCGCGAGTGCTCCGCGACGATCACGTTGCCTGTTTACGCGGGTGGGTCGTCGCCGGTGGTCGCCACCAGCGGCACGTTTACGTTGTACGACGTAACCAAGGCCACCATTACAACGGGCGCGGTGACGTTCCCCGGGGGCATTGCGACGTTCACCGTAGCAGCTGCCTCCCTGCCTGCTACGACGGCGCTGTCGGCGTTCTGGCAAGAGGAGTGGGTGTTGGTGTTTGGGTCGCACGTCGAGACCTTCCGGCGCGATGCGTTCTTGTGCCTTAGGTTGCTGCACAACGTCGTAACGGAGACCATGCTGGTACGTCGGGTGTCTGACCTCGCCGCTATCCGGCCTCCGACGATCACCAGCTACGAACCGTACATCCAAGAAGCCTGGGGTATCTGTCAACGCACCCTGCTCCAAGACGGGCGCAGGCCGTACTTGGCGATGAACGACTACGCTTTTGCCGACTGGGTGTGCGCCCTGACCCTTGAGCTCGCGTTCAGGGACTTCGCGACGTACAGCGGCGAGGGCAGGTTTAGCACGGAGGCGGACAAGTACCGCGCCGATGCCGACAAGGCGTTCGACCGGTTAAAACTTGAATACGACCTCAGCGAACAGAACGTGCGTACCGCCGCTATCCCCGGCCAAAGTGCCCAACCTGTAATCTATACCAACTACAACCCCGCCTCCGCATACCGGATGTGGGGTCCACGGAGATTCTGATATGCCTTACGTTTCAACCGTTGTTGGTCCTACAACCTCTGTAATCAAAGGTCGCGCGACCTATCGCTGGACTATCAGCGAGACCGGTGCGGCACCCACCGACACTTGGACGATCACCGGCGCGCCGGCGGTCGGCACCGTATCGCTGTACCGCGCCAACTTGACAGCCGGGACCGGCGTCACGATCAACCCCCGCCTCGGTAGGACGCTTGCGTTTACGACCTCGACCAACGATGTGATCGGAGTGAGCGCGACTACCGCTGCGCTGATCAACGACGGCACGGCGCTAAAGTATTCGGGGCTTACCTCTGGTAAAATCTTCGGGAGGTCCCTGCCAAGCAACGCCGCCGCCGATCACTCGGTCTCGACTGAGATTGTGATCATCGAAGGTGTCGAATGAGTTGGTCGCAAGCCACCGGCGCTGGGTCAAGTAGCGCCACGCTCCCCACCGGCTTCATGGCCCAACAATATGGCACCGGCGCTATGGGGGATCTCACTGTCCTGACCGGCACTTCCCCGACGCTGTCTAAGGACAGCTACTATAATAATGTGACCATTCAGGGCACCGGCCAGTTAAAACCCAACGGCTACCGGCTGTTCGTGTCCGGTACCCTTACAATCTCCAGCGCCGGTAGCATCAACGACGACGGCGTAACGGCTACCGGCGTAGCAGGCGCTGCGGCGTTGACGGCGCGTGGGTCAATCGGTGGCCAGTCTGGTGGTGGTGGAGCGGGGCTAACCAACACTATCGCTAACGGCGCGGCGGGCGGCGGCGTCGTTACGTCCAGCACTTCCTCTGCCCCTACCAACATCATGCCCAACGGTGGAGCCGGTGGGGCGTCCTTAAGTGGCGCGCAGACTGGAGGGGCTGGCGGCGTTGCCACCAACCCAACGGGCCAGTCTATCTGGGGCGCGTGGGACTCGGCACGCATCACCACGGCGGTTCTGTTTTCCGGCGGGGCTGGCGGCGGTGGCGGCTCATGCAGCTCGAGCACGTTGGCTGTGAGCGGCGGCGGCGGGAGCGGCGGCGGGGCTGTAGCCGTGTACGCAAAGACCGTGACTAACGCAGGTAGAATCAGCGCCAACGGCGGCAACGGCGCGGCGGCGGTCGGAACCAACAACGCGGGCGGTGGCGGTGGCGGGGCTGGCGGTTGGGTTATTTTGGTCACCGACACGCTGACCAGTGCGGTTGGCACCGTTCAGGCCAACGGAGGCACCGGCGGTGCCTCGATAGGCACATCGCTCCCGGCGGCCACGGGCACCTCGGGCGCTGTTTGCATTATCGGCATGAACGGCACATGAGCGTTCGCGAGCGCCAGGACCAGACCCTTCGCGGCCTGCTTACGCAGGTCGATGGAGTGTTGTCTGGTACTGGCCTCAAACGGTCGCCGTCGTTGTTTTCAGCCAACGACCTACCCAAGACGCTGGTGGACAACGCTTACTGCATGGCGATCCAAAGTGCCGATACGCAGCTGTACCGCGAGGGCGGCGAAGAGAGCGCGCGGGTGATCCACCAGCTCACGCTGTCGGTGCTCAAGCAAGTCAAACCGATGGCGCAGTTCCAGAGCTTGCTCGACGCTGGCGACGTCGAAGAACGCCTCATGGCAGCAATGCTGAAACGCTCCAACCTGCCCTACGCAGTTGTGAAGTGGCTCTCGACCCAACGCACCCCGACCCCATCCCGCGAGTACCTGCTCATCGAGGCGGTGTTCAGCCTCGAGTGTGATTGGTCGTGGTCGGGGCTTAACGCCTAACTTTTATGTGCTATACCCCCCAATCCATAGAGGTGTCTCATGCCTGAATCTACTGTGATCCGCACCAAGCGCGACGGCCAAATCCTACTCGCGGACAACGGCGCGGGAAACACCTACACCATCGTCAGGGAAGACGGTAGTTTCACGTTGAACCTGCCCGATCACTCCATCGTGCATGTGCTCGACCGTGGTGTAATCGGCGCTATCCCGATGATCCGCATCGGCGACGAAGCGGTGATGAGCGGCGGTTTCAGCGCCTACCTGAGCGACTTGGGCGCGACTGCAAACAACTACGTCACCCTCAACGACCTCATCATGCGGTTCACCGCCCGTTACGTCGCGACCAACTGGGTGAGCACTATGGGTGCCAACTCGGACGTCTTTACGGTCACGATCACCTACACCATCGACGGCTCGCCGTTTGGTGAGGCGGACAAGTCGCTTGTTTTGCCGTTCTGCGTGGTGCGCGGCAACATCGCCGAAGGCGACCCCAACAAGTTCGCCGTTACCTTCACCTCGTACGCCGTACGCCCCACCCTTTCGTAGTCAGGAGCCACCAACATGGGCAATGCATCCGCCTCCGTCTCCCTCCAAATCACCGCTCGCGACGTCCTGAACTCGGGGCTGTCTCGCGGCGTCATTCCGATCCAGTTCGCGCAAGTGCTCGAGCTTAACAGCGGCCTTACCGACGCCAACATCGACCTTGCTTGGTCGGTGACTCGCGTCAATATGCCCGCGTCCGCTACGACCAACATGGACCTCCACGGCGCGTTGAACGACTCGTTTGGAAACGCCGTTCAGTTCCACGAGGTGGTGTTGATCGCACTGGTCAACACCCGCGCAGACGCTGGGGCGCACCTGTTGCTTGCTCCCGCAGCGGCCAACGGTTTTGGCCGTCTGACCACGTCCAAAGGGTTTTGGCCCGCCGACCTCGCGGCGGACGGCGACCAGGGAAACATCGTAGGGCCGTCGTCGTGGCTGTGTCTGTACGATCCTACCGGCGTGCCTACCACACCGGGCACTGCGGACATCCTCTCGATCACCACCAGCGCGGTGGTCGGCTCCACCAACGGTTGGTCAATCTTGATCCTCGGTCGCTCCGCTTAGTCTTACCCCGCACACACTGGAGGGTTCCATGCACGCCCACTCCCCCGACCTCGCCCTAAAAATCGCCGCCATCGAGCGTGAGCTCGACGTGCTCCACCCCGGATGGCGCGACAAGGCGCGGTTCGATCACGTTACCTACGACACCAAAGCACGCATCAAATGGTGCTTGAAGCGGCTGTCGTTGCTGTGTGAGGGCAACGACTACGACGTGCTCATCGTGCGTGACGCCCGCAACTCCCAGCAGTGCTACGCACACCCCGTGCTGCCGGCTACCCACCGCTACGAGGCGGTCACCCGCGAGCCTCCATCCCCCCTCAGTGTGCTCCCTCTGGCGGTTGCGGAACTAGAGACTCCCCTCGACGTCGGGGAGTCCACTTTGGTCGGCAACACCGACCGCGAGCAGCTGCGGCAGCTTGGGGGTGCGGAATGAAGACGCGCTCCAAGCCGCTGGTGCTTCCCGTGCCGCTCCCCGACCGGTACTGGCAGCTGAACATCGAGGACCGGGGCGTGCTGACGTTCCGTCACCCCTACTACGGGGTGGCGTCGGCAGTGGTGCAGTGCCTGCTCGCCCACCGCACCGACGACGTGGATCTCAGCCCGCAGGCCACTGCGGAGCGGATGCTGCCGATGTGCGGATTGGTGATCGGAGCGTGCTGGTACGACCCTACCCGCGAGCTCGAGACCCAGCTGGACCTCAGCAAGCTCGGCGATGCCGACCTTGTCGCGTACGGGCACCGGGTGTGCGAGGAACTACAGGATGCCGGGTGGGTGTTGCTCGACCTCGTCGAGCTGCTCGGCGGCATTGCGCCGCAGCTGTACCAGCGGCAGCTGTTGTTGAACATGGCAATGGCCCGCTCCAGTTTTTCCGCAGCCCCCAAGGACGACTCGACGGCCTGCTCGTAGAGCACGGCGCTCGACACCTGGGGGGCGTACACGCTGCCTACAATCTACCGACAGAGGAATATGTGGATCTGGTCGCGCACATCATCACTCGCGACTCCCCGGATGGGTGGCAAAACACGCTCGCCCCGGTGAGCGCGAGCGACCACGTCTACATGAGCAACGTGCGCTCTAAGCCCGCCAGCCCTGCCCGCCCCAGTGACCCTGCCCTCGCGGCGTTCAGCGACTGGGCGGCACGGTAATATGGGCATCGAATGGCCAGTGCGGCTGGACTCCATCGACCGCTATCGACTGACCCAACACGGTGGGTTTAGGTTCCTCGAGCTTGAAGAGTTGCAAGTGCTCGACCGCTACGCGAGCGAGCTGCTCAACGAGATCGAAGATGCGTGGCCGGTGGACACCTCGACCTCGCGAGACGCCTTTAGCTACACGTTGTTGAGCGATGGCACGACGGGTTTCACGATCCAGAACGACGTGGACTATGTCGAATACATCACGGAGGCGGGGACTACCCCCGTGCGCGATGGGGGCGCTCCGCTGTATGAAACTCTCATCCCGCAGATCGTAAGCGGCGGCAACCCCACCGTGGTCGCGATGCTCGACGCGATGCGGGTAATCACCGACTCCGTCGAGGCGCGGTTGTCAAGCACCCCAGCAGCTGCTCGACCACGGAGGCCGCGTGGCAACCGTTGAGGTCATCAGCACCGTTGACCTGACCACCAATATTCAGCGGCGGTTGAGTGATTGTGAAAGGCGGGTGTTTCGGCGGCACAAGGATCGGATCCTGTTGGCCGTCAAGACCGCCTGGACGGGGTGGCTCTACATCGGACGCCCTGCCGGCGCACAAGAAAACGTCAGCTTTAAAGAGTGGTACGCCACGATTGAAAGCACGGTCGGCGATAAAGTAGTGCTCAGAATCTTCAATGCGGCGGACTACTCATCGTTTGTGCATCGTAGCGGGTCCACCGTGATCGAGTGGCAGCGGATATGGGCAGAGGTGGAGGCGGCGTACATCCCGCCCCTCGCCGCCGACCTGCGGGCTGAGATTATCAAAAACCTATCCGCGCCTGCCAACCCGAAGAAGCTGGGTCCAAAGGGTGGTGCTACAACAATCCGCAGAGAGGCGATATCACTATGAGCACCGTAAACATCCCGATCACCGGTGACGCAACCTCGTTGGTCGCCGCAACCCAAAAAGCCAACGCGGCACTGGCCACGATTGGCGTGGCTGCGGACAAGGCGAGCTCCAAGATCACACCGGCTATGGGAAGCCTAAGCGGTGGAGCGCAGAAGGCGGCGGCGGCGCTCGGACCGTTGGGCGGCGTGCTGTCCAAGATCTCACCGGAGGCCGGTTCAGCCGCGAGCTCCATCGCCGGTCTGGCCAGTGCGGGTCAAGGGCTGGCAGCTGCGGGAGCGGCGGCTGGCGTGAGCATGACCGCTATGGCGGCGGTCCTCGGACCGGTGGCTATCGCCGTGGCCGCTCTGGCCGCTGCTTACTATGTGCTCGATCAGAACCTTCAGGCCGTTGAGGAACAGAACCGGATCGCGGCGGAGCGGGCCGGTGACGCCACCAAACGGTTCATCGATCAAAAGGCGGTGGTCAAGGAGATCGGGGACGCCTACGCGGTGAGCTCGGGCCAACAGACCGCCGCAGACCTGAAGGCCATTGCGCTCAAGGAGAAGCTTCAAGCGGCTTTTGCGGTGGACGTGGCCAACGCTCAGACCGCGCTGAACTACGCAAAAAAGCAAGCGCAGAACACCGGCGCGGGTTCGGACGCGGACAAGGCGCGGATTCGGGCTGAGGAGGGACTGGCCGCGATCAATGGCCGGTTGGAGATCCAGAACGCGCTTATAGACGAAACGATCCGGCTTGACGGCAAAAAGGCAAGCAGCGCCAAAGGCGTGAACGACGCGCTCAAAAACCAAGGCGACATTGAACGCGCCAACGCTGAAGCCCACGCCGAATACGTGAAGATGGACGCGGAGCGGGTAGCCAAAGCCCGCGATCACATTGAAAACATCAACGACCAGATCAAGGCAACGAACGATCTCACCGAAGCGGTCCGCCGCCAGGGAATGACGGAGTGGGAAACCACGGCGGCGTCTGGAGCGGCGGTAGACGCCAACCTCCGGAACCAGATCGCGGCTAACCTGAAGCTCGGGCTGGACACCAAGGCGCTCGAGGACGCGCGGGTGACCAACCACGCGAACACTGCGGCGGCGTTGAACGCCATTGACGAAGAGCGCCACGCGACTGAGAAGAAGACGGCGGAGGACGCCGCGCAGATTGACAAGGACGCGAACAAGGCCAAGAAGGAAGCGGCCATGGACGTTGCCAACTTCATGGCGGAGCAAGCTACGGCGGGACTTGACGCCATGGCCGCCGGGTTCGAGAAAGCTCAGGACGCCGCCAACGAGACGGCCAACCAACTTACCAGCCAGTTGATCGAGGGAGATGAGCACTACACGAAGTCCCAGAAGGCGCAGCTGGTTAAGCGAATCGCGGAGCAACGGGCCGCGGCCAAAGAAGCGTTCGCCATTGCCAAAGCGGCGCGACTTGCTGAGGCCGTGATCACAACCGCCATGGCCGTTATGAACGCCTACTCCACAGGCGTGGCCATTCCAATCGCGGGCGTGGTCCTTGGACCGGCCATGGCCATTGCGGCAGGCGTGGCTGGCGCGATTTCAATCGCGGCCATTGCGTCAGAGCAGCCCGCGTTCCACTCCGGCAAGTCACCTGACGAGATGCAGGCCACGATTTTGAAGAGCGAGGCTGTGTTGAACCCGACTGCCGCCGCCCGCATGGGGCGTGGGCGCATCGAAGACATGAACAACGGTCGCATGGGCGGCAACGGCGGGGGCGGCCCAGCGCCCGTCGTGCTCGGGCACCGCGTGTTTGAGGCGGGTCTGAAACGGTCTTTGGATTCCGCTGGGGTGTTGCGTGAAGCGCTGCACGCCGGATCAGTGTATGGTCACCGCTCCAACAGGAGGCTCTCAAGTGTCTGATCGCACCCCTACCAATCCGGCCCAGTACCAAGCTATCGTTCGCCAGACTTCCGGGGACGTTGACGCCTCTACCGTGGCGTTGTCTACCGGTGGCGGTTGGGCCTTGCCTGTTCGCACCCTGCTGACCGCCACGGGCGGCCTTCCCGTGACCGGGCCCGCCTATGGCAACCTCTACGCATCCGGCACGCTTGTAGGGGCTACAACCGCGAGTCTGACAGGCATCCCCGGCGCGGGCCCAAAGGTCGTCGTGGTGTCCACTACGGAGACACCGCGCATCACCTTGACGCCCAACCCCGGCGTGCTTGGAGCCCCTCTGTTGCCGACTGCCGGACAGGATCCGCCGACGTCGTTGTCGGGCATGGAAATCCTGGACTTGTCCACCGTAAACACTGAGTGGGACTCCCCCAGCATCTGCACGCACCCTGACGGCGCTATGACGATCAGCGTGACCCACAACTTCACCGACATCTCCATTTGGCACCGCGCGCTCGCGGGTAGCTGGGGCGCGCGGCTGGACCTGCCAAACTACTCCGCGCCAAACAACGGCGGGGCTGTTGCGACCCCTTACGACAATGTCTCGTGCATCGTGGCGCTGCCTGACGGCGGCTGGGTTGTATTTGCTGTCGATGCAAACAAAGAGATCGTGTCCTGGCGATCCGCCCCCGATGAGTACCAGGCATCGACTGACGCACCGCGCTCGCTCGCCCAATACACCGGCGTCAACCTTGTTGGACACACGTTGTTCAAGATGAGCGGCGCTTTTGCGAACGGGCAAATCTCGTTGGCAGTGTCGGTCGCGGACGCCCCTACCAACACCGTCAAAATGTACGCAAGCTCGGACCTCGGTGGAACGCTTGAGCGCATCGTTGACATTCTGCACGCAGGCTACGCGAGCGTCACCGCGTGGGCTGGCGGGTTTGTGATGGCTTACGTGAGCGACAACGTCCCAACAACGGGCGCGACGTTCGTCCCCTACGTGCGGCGCAGCGCCAATGCGTTTGACGGGTTTAACGGAGCGATCCCATCGCTCGGGACAACGCAAGCCAACACGATGGAGTGGGCGTCTATTGGCGGCGGAGGCGCGTTTACCTTCGGAGAGCTTTCGCTGTGCGCGGATGACACCGGGACGCTGTGGTTGTTTGGCAGCGACCATGACGCCCCAGGCGGCGCGTTGATGGAGGGTTACGTTCAACAGTCCTTGGACGGCGGGATCACGTGGACCACGGTAGGCACCGGCGTGGGCCCCGCGACGGGGCTTGCATGGTGGCGGTCAGCGGACGCTGGCACCAAGTTCAGAGACTACCAAATGACAGCGCAGGGCTCACGGATCGTAGCCGTGGCTCAGGCGGCGGCGTCCACGGGAAACGCGGCAGACTCCTCGCTGGTGACGTTTACGCTCGGCGGTTTGTCGCTGAACCCGATGCCTCAGACGGGCACCAGAGATCCAACACCAAATCGAGCAAGCGGCTACAGCACCAACTGGGCTGCTGTGAATCTGCCGCAGAACACCGGCGCAACGTGGACGTACACCCCGACAGGCGCTCCCGCTATAACGCTTACCAGCCTGGGCTTGCGTGCGCTCGGTGCCGCGCCGGGGAACGTTGCGCTATGGTTAGCAGCTCCGGCGTTCACGCTTGCCAGCGGTGCGCGCGTTGAAGCGCGAGGCATCCGGGTAGACGTTGGGTATTTTGAGTTGCGTGCTCGCATTGGCGACGGCACGCCTCGGAGCTACGACGTTCGAGTGCGCGCCACGCCCACGACTGTCACGGTGACGGACATGAACGGAGGCGGCGTGGGTGTACCGGCCACGATTTACACGGAAACCGCCGCAGTGAACGCGCTTCGCATTTGGTTGTATGAGAACAACCCCGCAGGGCCCACAGCGCGTGTGATGGTGTCTTACCTAAGCGACACCTCGACCCTCGTTCGGCGTGCCGGAAAAGGCGTTGACGAATGGTACACAAATCAAAATGCCACCTCGGTGGTTCAACCCGGCACGGGGACGACTGACTTGGTATCGTTCGCGTTCGGCACCACTGGTATTATCAACCCAGACGGCTACGTTGAAACCGTGTCGCTTGGCACCGGTGGGGATCCCGGCCTAAGCTCGCGGTTGCTGGGGCAGGCGCTGCTGCCGACCACGAGCTTCGTTGGCGAGCTGGGCCTTAAGCTCGCGGGCGTTGGTCTGTTCCCGTCAGGCGCGACTTGGCAAATCGACACCGCGTTCCCGTACCCTGCCGCCAACACCAACCCCCTGGTCCGCTCGAGCCCGCAGTCCGGCGGGCGGTTCGACCAAGCGGTGGGTGTGGATATGGATGTTGCAGGCACGCACGACGGTGGAATCATGGCGGTCTGCCTGCGTAACTGTAACTTTGAGACCGCCACGTTCAGCTACGTTGACCCCGTTGCGGGCGCGGTCAGCCGCACCATCGACTTGAAGATCGGCACCGGACTTCAGTACACCCGCACCGGTACGATTATCCAGTGCGACCCCGCTGGCGGTAACAACATCACCGACTACCTGCCCGCGCACACCCTCGCGGGTGCGACGTTCCGGTTTGGCGGCGGCGGTGCTATCCGCAAAATCGCACGCAACACCGGAGGGCGCTGGTCAACAACGGCGACGATGGGCACCGGGCTCCGTCCGGTGCTGACCCTTGAGGGCATTGACGGTACCGAAGCGGCAAGCGGCGGCGCAGGCTCGATCTTGAGCCCTGACGTTACCGTGCTGCTCCGCAACGTAGCAGCGGGGGCTACATCGTTCAACCTGACGGTAGCGCCCACATCGACGGCGTCGGGGTACATCGAGATCGGCAAGTTCTTTGTCGGCACCGCGTTGGTGTTTGCCCGTCGCACGTCACGCGGCGAGCAGCACTCCGTCGCCACCAACATCCAGACGACGGAGGCCAAAGACGGCACCCGCCGCGTGGTGCGCGAGGGTGATGTTCGGCGCGCGGAAAGCATGGATTGGGTGGATGGGGTGGACACGACCAACCTGCACGCAACCAGCCCCGACTACGTAACGTCCTACACCGGCGGCACTGTGATTGGCAACTGGGCCGCAACGCCCTTCGATATGTTTGGGCTGCTTGCCAGCGACGGCGAGAACTGCATGGTGTACCTACCTAAAGTCCCTGTGACTGCCGGAGCGGCCAACGTCACCACGATTACTGCCCGCGACCTCCAGCTGTACGGGCGGATCGCGACCGACACGTTGCAAATGGACGTCGTCCTGGGTAACGCGTGGACGGGATCGGCTGGAGAGCTTATCCGCATGGGAACCCTGCTTGTGGAGGAAGAACTGTGAGCCAACCCCGTCACCACATCTTGCTCGAGCTTGAGTTCAGCGGAGTTACATACCGGATTTCAGACGCCACGTTTGAGGTAGGTAACGTCGATCTAAACAACACGCTGTCGTTTGAGTCTGGGTTTGACGACGTCGCCATGCAGCAAGCAATGACGTTCCTCGCATCAGCCCCTGCGGCGTTGACCGTACCGGTGCAATGCGTGCTTCCGGTGGACGTCGCGGCTCAATACGCCTTGGGGTGGCAGCTGGCCCGCAGTCCGGCGCGGTTGAGCGTGTGGCTCGAGGGTACGGACTACTCTCAGCGGTTGCAGCTCATTGACGGCATCGTGACCGGACCGACTTGGCGGTTCCTCGGTGACCCGGTGTCGTTCTCTATCGAGCTGCCGGAGTCCGTTCGCGAAGTTGTCTACCCGCCTGTCAGTCAGCAAGTCAGCAGCGACACCGTTGGGGAGTTCACCGCGCTGTCGTTGTCGTTGGACGAGCTGGGGCTGACGTACCCTACGGTGTTTGGGTCGCCGGGCAAGACAGGCGATACCACCTGGGTACCGGCTACGCAGGCTCTATGGTACGCGCATTACGGGCAAGGAACGGCTGGTGCGGGTTTGCCGCGAGACAACACCTTGCGTCTCGTTCTTGCTGGGCATCACGTGACCGGAACGTTTGTAACGTTGACCGGCGACGCGGATTTGAGCCCGAACGGCCATCGGTTTCCTGTCGCTAACACCTATGATTTGCTGGGGCAGCCAGTCGCTGTAGTCTACGAGCACGCGAACATTCGGGACTACGGGTGGGAGGATTGGTTTGGCAATCGAAGTGCGCCTGACAACTTTTTCATCGACGGGAACCCGGAGAACGGCGGGTATTGGTACGGGCTTGGCCATCAGATAACCCCCGGTAACCCTAACGACTTTGACCCCAACCTCGACCCTGGGTTGTACCAGCCGATCACTGTGGTGGCTCCGTACGACACGCCTAAAAACCCCTCCGCAACCCCGCCCGAGAGGCCCACGACGTCCAGTGTGTTTTGCGCGTGGCGTGAGTACCACAGCTCCACCTGGGAAGGTAACGGGATTGTGGGTCTAAGCCCGTTGGCCGGTGACGTGATTGAGTACATGCTGAAACGCGCCGGGCTGACGATTGACTACGCCCGCATGGCGTCTACGGCGGTAGCGCTTCAAGCCTACCGGTTTGACTGCGCTATTGACGACCCGGTAAAACCGCTCGAGTGGTTGGAAGCCAACATCCTACCGTTCCTGCCCGCCAGCGTCGTGCGAGGTAACGAAGGGTGGTACGCGATTTTCTGGCGGAAAGACGCCACGGCGGCAGACGCGACGGCAACGCTTGATGTCACTACAGACAGCTCCATCCGGTTGCTTGGTGACGTCAGCTTTGACAGCGACGTGATCAACCAGGCGAGCCTCCAGTATCAGTACGATGTGCAGCACTCTCGGTACACAGCGACCATTTGGCGCGGAGGGTACCCCAACGACCAACCGGCGTCTGCGACTGCCGCGCTGAACGGCGAGAGCACCTACGACCCGTCGCAGGACGCCTACACTCGGATCTCGCAAGCCGCCTTTGGTGTACAGCCCCGCGCCTACATGGCTCCCTGCATCTACGACTCCGCCACGGCTGGGCGGGTGCTGGCAGACCGCATCCGCGCTTTCGGTCAGCCCCGGATGCGTGCAGTGTACACCGTGCCGCGCTCTTACAACCTCGAGCTGGGGCAGGTAGTCACGTTGACTGACCCGCAGTTGTCGCTGTATGCTCGCGTGGCGTTGGTTGAGCAAATCGAGATCGACTCGACTGGTTTGGACGCCGTGCGGTTATTGTTTATCGCTGACCCTCTTCGTGACACTGTTGGAGCTTGATATGCCCGAAAGCACTATAGACCGCCTGTTTACAATGTTAGAGGCTCAGGCCCGGCTGGCGACCAAAGAGCGGGGCGCGTTAACCGATGCGTTTGAAAGGCAGATCACCGGCTTGAGGCTCGAGCTGCGGATCATTTTCGTAGTCACCTCGGTGATCGTGCTCGCCTTAAGCGGCATCGGCGTCCGCCTCGCCAGCCCTGCTGGGTCAGTCACGACGACGGCGTTGGGCGCGGAGTCGTCGGAGGCGTCGGAGCCGGCAGCACCGTTAGGCGCTCACTTGACTCCCTGACTCGCAGCGAGGACCAGCTGCATGTAGCGATCCCACGGCCAGTGCGTCCCCGGGTCGGTGTGATCCACTCCAGGCACCTCGACGTGCCCGATAATGTGCTCGCGGTCCACCGGGATCGCAAACTTCTTGCACAGCACAGCAGCGCAGCGCGCCGACGCCACCAGCATCGCCTCCGGCCACTGCTCTTGCGATGCGTAGCCCTCATGCTCAAACCCGATTGAACGATCATTCCACCCGCGCTCCGTCGAGCTGCCCGCGTGGTAGCACTTGCGTTCGTCGGGCACCATCTGGCACACATCACCAACGCGCGAAAACAGGTAGTGCGCGGCGGTCGGGACTTTGCGCCCTGACTTCTGGAACCATGCGATGGTGCCCGCAAAACTACCCTCCATCGTGTGAATCACCAACCGGTCGATTTTGATCGAAGGCTTGCGCGGGTAGATGCAGTCGTAGGCGGCGAGTCGTAGGCTGTTCATAGTCGAGTCCTCAACCACTGCACACATAACACCCAGTTAGGGCCGCAGACCCGCACCGCCCACGCGGCCTGCTCGGGAGTGCATCCGGTCGCCCGTCGCACTGCTCGAGCTGCGCGCTCGCACTCCGCTTCGTAGTGGGTCAAGGTGCCACCGCATAGCGGAACGGTCGCACCGTGGAATCGACGACGACGCGCCCTCGCACCTCGAGGTTCCGCAGCGTGCTGTGGATCCGCGCGCGCGGCACGCCGTGCAGCTGGAGCTCGGTGACCGTCTGTGGGCCGTGCTCGCGCAGCAGCTCAACCACAGTGTCCGTTAAAGTCACTGCCGACTGAAGCGGGTACAACATGTGGTACCGGCATCCAGTGCGTTTACACACACCCAAATAGACAAGGCGAGTCAGTAGCAGCTGAATCCAGAGTTGAGATCCACGCCCTGCGCGGACCTGCTCCGACACAGTGCTGGGCAGCGCCTGCAACACGGCGAGGATCTCAGGCGAGCGGGGGCGGTATTCGGGGTAGGTCATTCTGCCCCCTCGCGGCAGTGGTCGCCGCGTTCGATGGCAAGAGCCCACTTTTCAGCGGCACAAGCCTCGTTGATCCTCAGCAAAATAAACCCCTCCGTCGCGCATCCGTTCAGCCAAGACACCACGGCGACGCGCTCGCGCTCTGCCTCACCGCGCAGCCGCTCTACCTCTTCTACCAGCGCACCGATGTCGGCGGGGGCGTTGCCGATAAGTGTAGTCACCGCTGTGTCAGCGTCGTAACGATTGTTTCCGCTCCAATCTCGCATACTGACAAGTACGCGTATCCCGTGGTCGGCAAGTCGCGTGTGAATCACGGATATGCCAGCGGCGTGTACCGCCGCCAGCCGCGCTTTTATCGCGTCAAGGTCGATAGTCATTCTGCCCCCTCGCGGCAATGGTCGCCGCGCTCGATGTTGGCCGCTTGCAGGATTAGCACCAGTCGTGCCTCGGTGGACAACAACGGCTTGCCCTCCCCGGTCCACGCTGGCGAGGTGGCAACGGCGCGGAGGTGTGCCGTCACGTTCTGCCGCTCTTCCCGCGCGCCGTCTTCCCAAGCGTTGTTGAGGATCACAGTCGCCGCCGCGCGCAGCTGCTCCACCTCAGCCACCAGCGCGATGTTGTCGGCGATTACCTGCCCTGCATAGTCGGTGCCACCAGCGTGGCGCATCAGCGCCTCCAGCCGGGAGCGGATGCCGTCAAGGTTGCTCATACTGCCTCCCATACCTGCAAGCGTCCACTAACATCGCGGCGTTCGTCGGCGCTCTTCGACCACACCCGGAACATCGACGGCTCCACCTTGACGGGTACGTTGGGCATGTACTGCTGCATACCGGCGACCATCACGGCGCACATCCGCTCACAGGCCTCGGCAGCGCGTGCCTCGGGTGCCTCAAACACAAACTCATCGTGGATCTCGATCACCGGGCGGCATCCAAACAGCGCGCTCGTTTCATGCGGGTGGCGGATACGTCGCTCCCAAAACACACCAAACCCGGTGTAGCACTCGGAACTCGCGGCAAACAACGCCGACTTCATGCCGTCGGCGGTCAAGCCTTGGAAGTAGCTATTGCACCCCTGCGAGTAGTTGCACCCGCCGCGCAGGCGACCACTGCGAGGCTGGACCAACGTAAACTCACCGCCTCCCCGCTCCACTTTAGCCGACACATCCGCAAAAAACTTTCGCATTTCCGGCCAGCGGTTTAGCCAAGCCGCCTTGAATCGCCCGGCCCTGTCGAGAGCCTCGGTGTCGTCGTCGCCGAAGATCACAGTGAAGTCGGCTTTGCTGATTTGCTTCCTGACCGTCGCTATAAACTTTTCCGGCCCCATCCCGCCCGGAAAGCCAAAGTTGATTTGCTTGGCCGCTTGCCGCATCACCGCGACCTGCGGGTCTTTTTGCTTACGCCGCACGGCGGCTTCTTGGTAGGTGATGCCCAGCAGCTCGGCAGCGAGCGCGAGGTGGAGGTCGCGCCCCGCCTTGAGTGCTTCTGCCATCTCGGAATACCATCCCTGGTCAAGGCAGTGCTGCGCGAGGGCGACCAACTCGATACCGCTGTAGTCCGCCTGAATGAAGACCGTACCCGGTCGCGCTTCGATGCACTCCCGATAGCCACCGGCTTTGGGCAGGTTCTGGAGGTTTAGCGGCTTGCCGCAACTGGTGCGCCCCGACTCCACCAGCACGTTGAAGCGGGCGGTGATCGGGTGGTCGCTGCCGCTGCGGAGCGGCTCGATGTAGGTGGCGAGGTTGTGTTCGTCGGCAGAGATCGACGCCAACGCTAACAGGATCGGGACGTCCTGCTCCGACCGTTCGCCGGTGAGCTCATCTGACATCCACACCCGCACGGTGGGCTGTCTCCGCGTGGGTGCCGCGAGCAGCACTTCTTTAGCGGTCGAAGTCTTGCCCCCGGCAGTTTGGGGTGCCTCCAGCCCCTCGGATGCGTAGGCGTCGGCGACCTCGCGCGCCAACCTGGTGGTGTCCTTCGACCCGTCCTTAAAGCGGAACAGGCTACCGGTGAGCGCATCGCGCACGCTGCGGCTGTTGGCCTCCAGCAGCTGCGCGAGCGCATCCACCTTGGCGCGGTTGGTCCGCACTCCCCACGCGCTCATCAGCTTGAGCGCGAAGTCGGCGGCGGCTTGGCTTTGCTCATCGGTGACCATTCCGGTCACCGCATCGACGACGCCGCTGTGCGTGTCGCTCGCTTGCGCGCACCACATCTGGTACGTCTGCACAACGTCGCGGATGGGGTAATCGCGCGCCTCGGCGGGCCACTGGTCGAGCGGCACGCCGTCGAGCTCGGCGTACCGCAACCGCCACGCATCGGGCGATGCCTTGTCGTCGGATATGTCCACCCCGAATCGGGTGAGCATGATCGCCGACATCGAAAACGACCCCTGCTTTTTGCTGCCGAAGTCGCTGCTAAAGTTCCCCAGGGCGAGCTGGATCAACTGCTCGCGGATTTGCGTGCAGCTGATCCTGCCGTGCGCGTAGGCCTCAAAAATCCACGGCACCAGCGTAGGGTCGGCAGCGCCACAGACGGCGAGATCGTAGGCGACGTTGTGACCGACAATCCGGGTGGACGTGTCGAGCAGCGCGAGGCGCAGATCGTGGAGCCCCGCCGCCTTGTCCAGCAGCTTGCCGCCATTGACCAAGGGCAGTGGGCCGTTGCTGCCGATGCGGTGGGGGTAGGCGGACAGGGCGCTCACGCATACCAGCGGCGGTATCGGTAGGCCCGGCTGGACAAGGTGGGTTTCAGTGTCGAAGACGTAGAGTTTGACAGGAGTGGTGGTGGTCATACGCCGAAAAGCCCGACCCCCGAAGGGGTACGGGCTACACTCGCCGGCAGCTTAGAACGGCGTACCAAAGATCGGCTCAAAGTCATGGACGGTGAAGTCCCCGCCGACCTTGGTTTTAACAGCCTTAGTGCGGCACTTGACGCGCGTGCCTGCTGCCATCGTACCCGGTGCCGACGACTTCGTGGCAGGCTCGAGCAGGTCGAGCACCTCGGCCTCGCCGACCTCGCTGGGATTGACGTGCTCGCCTTTCAAGCTGCCGCACAACGCGGTGACAAGCTTCTTAACGTTGCCAAGAAAGCTCATTTTAGAGGCACCGGAGTTCCCCACAAAGTAGGAAACCTCGGTGCCGGGCTTGTGCTCAGAGTCGGACTCGATGACCGTGAATGTCGCTACAAAGTATTCGTCGCCGGTGGTCTTCTTCTCGCCAGTGATCGCACTGACAAGCTCCAAAACGTAGTTTGCGTTCGGTGCCATGTACACGCCGGACTGTGAATAGCTTGCGTCTTTCATCTTTGAAAACAGGCCCATAGGAGCCTCCTTATTTGCTTTTGAGGTTGACTGATTGATTATCGGTTGCCCGACGAAGTAACTCTATCGCGTGCCGCACGCTTGGCAAGGGTTTTTTTATCGGGAGTGCAAATCCGCAGGTTTTCGCGCCGAAGGTCTCGGGCGTCCCCGTTGATCGTGCTCGTTCTGTCGCTGGGTGTCGCGCCTGCCAGTAGCCGCGCGAGGTAGATCGTGTCCCTGTCGTCGCCACCGTGACTCACTGGCCTGCCGGCCTTTCCGGCGCTCCAGTGATGCGACTCGACGATGGCGAGGTCGGCGACGTCAAACAGGATCACTACGCTGGGCGCGATACCGGCCTGCGACGTTGGTATGGTGAGCAGCAGCAGCTCAGGGTGACCGATAGAGATCGTAATCTCGTTGATTTTGCGGGGCCTGCCTATTGGCATCATATGCTCCAGGTGTTGGGTAGCCACGTCCCAAGCTCCACCTTGCGGCGAGTGCTCATAGACTGCTGGACGTAGGTTTCGTCGGTGAGGCTGTCGCGCAGCGAGGTGCGCGCCTGCGGGGTGTGGCTGAGGTAGTGGACGTCAACGGCGTCGGCCAGCTGCCCGGGGCGGTGTGCGCGCCCGATAAGCTGCTCGACGGTGGACCCGCTGCGCGGCCAGTTCAGCACCAGCATCACGGGTGTCCGTTGCAGGTTCTTGCCGGTGCCGTGCGCGATGATGCTGCACGCCACCGCGTCGTCGGTGCTTGTTTGCGGGTCGCTGCCTGACCCGTACAACGGCAAGCCCAGCTGCTCGAGCGCGAGGCCCAACGCGGTGTGCTCGTACCACACCGACACCGGCACACTGGGCCGCGTTGACAGCTGCTCGAGCACCCACGCGCCGGCGGCACGGACCAAAAAATCCGACAACCACACCGGCTTCGTCGGCGGTTGCGGACGGTCGCGCACAGCTTTCCACCCCTCATAGGCGGCGAGGGCTTTGGGGTCCTCGAGGGTGCCGTTGGAGAGCGCGAGGGCAACGCGCAACGGCGAGTCCCACCGGTGGTCGTTGGTCTTGAGGATCCGTCGCACCGCCTTGTTCCACGACGCACGCCGCTCCATCCACTCGACGTCAACGACGCCGCCCGGCCAATCCCAAACGTAGTAGAACCCGCTGCTGAGTTGCTGCTCAACTCTGAACACGGCGAACGCATCGACCAGCTCCTCCCCATCCGGGCGGCACCACGTCCGCTGGAGCTCCAACCGCGCCGCCTTGACGACCTCGGGTTCGGTGAGCGGCAACTCATGGAAATAGAGACCGACACCCAGGTCACTCTCATCGGAGGCAACGACGCCGGGGGTAGCCCGGAACCTGTCGGCGAACGCCTCGCGCGCCACCCGCGCGTCGGTGGTCGGAGCGGTCGGCAGCAGGCACCGCGAGATCGCACGCCAATCGCTGGGCAGCGCAATGCCATCGGCGTCGAGCACGTTGGCCCACGACAGCAGCTCGGCAAGCTGAAGCGGAATGGGCGCACCGTCACCCAGCGCGAGCTCGATGAGGTGCGCGTAGTCTTTGAGACCTCGTTTGGTCAGCGTGCCCGATATGAACGCATACTTAGTCTGGGGAAACTGACGGGCGTACCGCATGAAACGTTTGGTGCGCGTCGAAGTCAAGTGCCGCAGGTTGTGGGCCTCATCGCAGATGATCAAGTCAGGCCGGTACCGCATAAGGAAGTCCGCGCCGCTGTTCACCGACAGCGCGGAGTACGTCATAATCTTTAGATTGGTAGCGACCTTAAAGTGCTGTCGGAACTTCCGGTATTCCATGTGGAACGTGTCGAGCAGGTTGGCGGGCAGCAGCAGCAGGGGCCGCTCGGCACCCACGGCAACGGGTGCCAGCATCGTAAACAACCCCTTGCCTCCACCAACCCCCACGGGGCCGCAGAGACCGCCGGTCTGCTCGAGGTTCCACAACATCGCGTTCTGAACGGGGCGCAAGCTCATCGTACCGCCGGCGGCGCGGTACCGCTCCGTCTGGTCGGGGACGTCGTCGGCGGACCAGCGAGGCAGGGCAGCGATGCGCCCCGCCTCGGTCTGCTCGGTGGGAGGCGCGGCAGGCAACGACGCCCGGTAGGCATCGCGACGCGCGACCGCTGCCCGGATGTCGATGCCGCCGCTGCCCATCGCTCTACGCCCGCACGACGACGGATGCCATCGGCAGCAGCACCGCGAGCACCGCGTTGGTATAGGGGGCGCTCGGGTCAACGCAGATGACGCCGGTGGGCGCGTTCAACAGCAACGACGCCGCGAGCAGCTTCTGCCCTTCGTTGTACGGCAGCAAGTCCCAATAGCTGACCCGCTTAAGGGTTTCGACATCACGCATCGCGGGCTCGAGCACGTCGTGCAACTCGCGGTACTCCATGCCTTTGCTGGGGCGGCACCCGATGAGCAGGGTGAGGGTAGGAGGCGCGACCACGACGGGTGCGGCAAGCTCCACAACCTGCACGACGGGTTCGGCAACCTCCACGACGGGGGCCGCGACGACGACGGGCGCGGCGACCTCGACGACCTCAACAGGACGGTCGCCGGGACCGGGCTCAAACAGCACCTGCTCGAGCTCCACAAACGTCGCCTTGACCTCGGCCTGCGTGGGCGGCTTGCGGCGGGTAAGGTCGAAGCCGTCGCCGTCGATGTCCCACTCCGACGCGAGCAGACTCTCAGTCAGGATGCGCCCGAAGATCTCATCCGATACCACCAGCAGCTGCTGGTAGTCCCACCCCAACCGCAGGGCTTCGTTCAACGACTTCTCGCTGTTCAGATCCCAGTCCACAAACTCGGTGGGTGCGGCGGGCTGGTCACGATCCGTGACCTCGGCCTGCTCTTCGATCACCGGCGGGGGCTTCAACCCGGCGTCGAGGATCTCGTGCTTGCGCTCGCAGCTCATGCGGGAGATCTCAACCTCCGACCACCCCAGCGCCACAAGGCGCGGGGTACCGTTGCGGGGCTGGCGTTTGGAGGTGGCGACCTCGACGACGGCGACAACCGGCGCGAGCTCGACGGCGGCGACGACGGGCACCACAACCGGGGCGACCTCGGCAATAGGCGCGAACACTACGGGCGTGGGCACGGCGGCGATCACGGGGCGCACGGCACCCGGCTTGAGCGCGGCGGCAATGCCCGCCAAACTGGGGGAGGCCGGGGCGTCGGCGGGTGTAATCTGACCGGGCTTGGCCAGCTGCGCGGCAATAGACGCCGCGAGGCCAGGGCGAACAGCGACGGGGGCGGCGGTAGGAGTGGTGGGCGATGCGAGGGCGGCGGCACGTTTGGCGGCGAGATCAGACAGTAGGGACATGGTGGTGGATCCTTGATTTAGTGTTTTGATTGACTTGCAGGTGTCTATAAACGCGCAACCGCCAAAGGCGGTACACGCGCTCCAAGTGGGAGTAACTCTATCGGGGGCTGGCATCAACGCGACTTGCGCCATTTCGCGCACCGTCGCCTGAATCCCTTGCCACTGGTGCTCGATGTGCTCGAGGTCGAGGTAGACCGGCCCGACGACAACGCCCTCAGCGGCTTTAGGGGGTTTAATCAGCGCGATGTGCGCCACGCCGACGGCCTCGGGCTCGCACCCGTAGACTGTCTGGTGCCGCAGCACGGTGGCGGCGGCGTACAGCGTCATCTGCACATCGGTGCGGAGCTGGTCGGGCTCTTTGATCCACTTGCGGTCCTTCGTGGTTTTTTGGTCCCATACGACCGGCCACCCTGCTTTGAGGTCGAGCAGGTCCATGTAGCCCTCGGCGGGCAGTCCATCGACCTCGAGCAGCGCCACGCCCGATGCGTTGACCGCGCGCCGGTCCACCCCGATGGGGTGCTCGACAAGCACCGTGCTGCCGGGGCGAGTGCGCGGCCCAGGGATCTTACCCGACGCTGCGAGGGCAACGAGCGGACGGGTGACGCTGCTCAGTCCGTCAGTCTCGCCGGTCAGGAAGAACTGCTCGGCCTCTTCGGCGTACCGCTTGCCGTCGAGCAGCGCCTGCGTGACGGGTTGCTCCATCCCGACTATTTTGGACAGGAACCACTTTCGTTGGCACAAACGGAACGTCGTTACCTGCGTGGCGCTCCAGTGCTGAAACGGCTTCACTCTGCCACCTCGGTGGCGGCGTAGGCCTCGAGGTAGTCGTGGATGGCGACACCCGGGCGACCGTAGGGCCGCGATGCGGAGCACCCGGCCAGCGTGCTCGCGGCAAACATGATCGCCAGCCCAACGGCTACGATCACGGCGACCAAACCGACATCATCGCGCGTCATTCCTGCACCACAGCGGCGTAGCCCAGATCTTCCGGCGTCGGCGGCGTAAACGCCTCGGTGCCATTAAACGCAACCCGCAACGCGCGGCGGGCGTGGTAGCCGCGTTCGTCGGCAAGCTCCAGCAACATTGCGGTATGGTCGCTCCCCGCGCCGCCGGGCAGGGCTACCAATCGGTCGTAGTCCAGCTGTGCGTTGTCGCGCTCAATCTCGAGCGCGCGTTGGAGGTGATGCATCGCGAGCTGGAGCTGCGCGAGGATGATGAGGATGGGGGTAGGTGCTTGCATAGTGTGTGCCTTTGGGTGTGGGTAGGTAGACTACGAGTCGTGCCGGCAGGTCCAGCAGTCGGTCGCTTTGGTGTACTCTTCGACGGAGCCGCAACGGCAACCGGTGCGGGTGGCGCTGGTGGAGCGCGTGTCGGTCGAGCGCACAACGCCGCTACGGAAGGGGCCAGTGCTGCATGTGACGCAGACGCCGCTATCGGTGATCGACGTGACGCGCGCCTGCCACTCTTTGCCTGCGGCAGTGCGGATGGTCAAGAGGTCGCCGACCTTAGCGGCAGCGCAGTACGCGCCCCACTGGCCGTTGGGGAGCTTGCGGGGGGAAGCGATAAGTGAGGAAGCCATGATGTTGTGATCCTGTGGTGGTGGTGGACCCGACCGGTGTGGTGCCGTTCGGGGTGCTTTATAGTTATAGGATTATGGTTTACTTTGCAACCCCCGGGGCGTTTATATTTTCAATAGGGCACGCCATCGGCGTCGGGCACATAGGCGGGGAGCACGTCCACCACGGGTTCGGATGGGGGTGGCGCATATTTTGGCGGGTCGGTGATCCGCGCGCCTCGCGGGGGGACGGCGTGTTTTTTCTGCGCGGCGGACGGGTGCCACACCCAGCAGCGCCTCGCGCCCGTTGTCCGCTTGACCCACCCAAAGCGGATCATGGCGAGGCCGATGTTGGTACCGTTGGGCCTCGCGGCCCCGAAGCAAAGCGCCGCCACTTTTTCGAGCAAGTCCGATGCGCTCCACTCGGTGTTGCTGTGCTTGACGATCACCTGGTACACCGCGTCTTCGACGCTGTCGTCGGCGAGGTACTGCTGGTTGCGGACTCCGATCTCCGTCTGCTCCGCAGCTGTCGGCCACCAGTGGACGCCCGCTGTGATCTTAGCGTCCGCCTCTGCCCACAGCTGCGGAGCAACCGCCTTGACCCGTGCGAGGTCGATGCGTCCGCTGCGTACCTCGAGCGTCCAAAACCGGCGGTTTTCGCTGCTGCGGTCCACAAGGTAGAGTTTGACGTTGGTGTTGCCAAAAAACACGCATTGCCTTGGGATATCTTCAAGCTCGGTGCCGTGCATCCTCACGCCGGTGTCGCGGCGGCGGTCGATAAAAGTCATATATTCGACGTGGTTTTTCCACGTCGGCATTTCTGCCATTTCGTGGATCAAGTAGTTCGGGAGCACCATAATGCTACGCTTTTCGTCTTGCGGAACCGGTGCCGGGTTGAACCACGACTCATCCGGGCACAACGCGCGCAACAGCTCCGTCTTGCCCTCGCCGCCATCGGCGGCGTAAAGCACCAGCATCGAGTCCGCTTTGCTGCCCGGCTTGCGAGCTCGCACCACGGCGCTCATCATCCACCACATGAGGCAGCGCGCGTTGTAGGCGTCCTCGGTGACGTCCGGTGCGGCTCCAAACAGAGCGCGGGCTTCGTCGCTGAAACGCTCGGTGCCGTCCCACGACAGCGAGTCGAAGTAGTCGGTGATCGGGTTGCGCTGGTCCTCGGCAGCGCGGGCATAGATGGCCTCGCGGGTGTCGCCGGCTGTCGGGTGGACGTCCTGGGCGTCTAGCTGCACGCGGATCTCCCTCGACAGCGCGTCGGTGAGCGGTGACGACTTGCCCTCCGACTCCACCATCACCCGCCGCTTGAAACTATCGGTCCAGAACATCGCATCGAACGGCGGCATCGACAGCGCCCGCACAACGTTCCCGAATGTGGACTCGGGTCGGTTGTTGGAGTTCGTTCGCAGGCCACCTTGCTGGGCCTGCTGAGCACGTTGGGCCTGCTGGGCCTGCTTGGCGGCGGCGTCCGCTGCGCGAGCTGCTGCGCGGGTGTGCTGAGTCATTGCCGCGACTGCGGAGCGGCGGGCGTTGGTCGCGTTGAGTCCCACGCCGATGGTGCTTGCGTGGCGCATAGCGAGCGCGGTTAGGACGCCGACGTCGAGCACTCCCGATGCAAGGAGCGCGGCGAGGTAGGCGCGACCATCGGAGCCCCGCGACAGCGCGTCGAGGTTGGGGTCGTTGTTGTGCGCGGCGATGGTCTCGACGTCGCCGGCCTCGACGTCGCTGTGTGGAGCGTCGGCGGCAAGCGTCGGCGTCCTCTTGCGGAAAGCTCCGGCGATGCTCGCGCCGACGTCCTCGGAGGCACCGGCCTGCAAGCCACGGCTAAACGCGCTGCTGTGGTCCTTAGAGCCCTCGCTGGACCACTGCGACTGGACGTGCGCGAACACTGCCAGGGCGACCGCAGGGGCCAGAGAGCGCGCCCCAACCCGCAGGCCTGCCCGATACCCTTGCGCGTTGGCAACGTCGTTGCGTTTGCCGCGTGGGGTGCCCAGCAGCAGGGCGGCGACCTCGTCGAGCGCGTCGAGCGACTCCGGCGAGGTCTCGACGTCGGCGTAGTCGTCAAGCTCCACCGGGTGCGCGGCGTGTTGGTGGGTGGCGTTGTAGCGGGGGAGCAGCGCGTGGTACGCCATCGGCAGCTCGGCGAGCTGCGCGCGAGGTGGCGGCACGCAGTCAAAGTGGATGCAGCTGTACCCGGAGTTGCTGCGAACATCGAACCCGGCGATGCCCAACACCGCCGAATCGAACCCCAGCGCCATGTCCTCAGTATCTGGGTACTGAAACCACAGGTGAAACCCACCGCCGCTGGTCTCATCGCGGTAGGTCTCTGGTAGGGTCCATCCGACGCGCGCGAACACCTCGGCAGCAACGAGGCCCTGCTCGGGCTTGGTGTCGAAATCCAGCATCACCACCCCATCGCAAACCGCGATGGAGGGGATGGCGTTCGGCCAGCTGGTCCACCAGTTGCGGATCACAGTCGGATCCTGCGTGGCGTTTTTCCACCCGTTCGGGGTGCGCGGTTTTTTATTGTCGCCACACGGGAAGACCCAGTAGCCGTTGCTCGCGGCCTCGAGGGCGACGTCGAGGCGTGGACGGTTGCGGGTCTGCGGGGTAAGAGTATTCATCACTGCCTTGGTTGTGCGAGGTGGTTGAAGTGGCCGGTGGCAGCGTGGTGGCTGTCCCGGCCACGCCCCTTTTTTGGGGCTAAGAACGTGGTAGAACGAGCACGCCACGCAAGACAAGCTCGAGCACGCGAGAGAAGTTCTGACCGCTTGAGGTTGTGAGCGCCTGAAGCTGCGCGCGGATCACAGGGTCAAACGTGACAGCGACAACAGGGCGGGTGCGTTTTGCAGTGGTGGTAGGCATGTAGGGAGTATTACACGCGGTCGAAACCTCAGCAAGCGGCCTCGGCAATCCTCGAGAGTGTTTATTCTGACGGGCCTGTCACTTTCCACGCCTTACGGGTTTGATACGGGTTTGAAACGGGGTTTGGCAGGTTGGAGCGCGATGTTTACGGGTTACGGGTTTTTTGCTCAGTACCTCTTGGAGAGCACCCCTACACAACCCCACCCC